CCTGACCTCATTCACTAGATACGCTTTTTCAAGTAAACGACTTCAGAATATCCGTTCGAAACAGACCAACGTTAAACATGTCTGAGCTCATTGTTAAGATGGTTGCGCGCATGCTCCGAGTGAGTGGAGCATTGCTGCAAACGTTAGGAAGACAGGAAGCTTTTGCGATCCACATGCATAAACAAGTGGTTTTAGCGACTAGCATCTTCTTCTTAGCCAAGTTAATCCATTCAGCACCTGAGCGAGCTCGCGCATTCCCAACTTTTCAAAAGTGCGTGACCTATGCATTGGAGCGTCTGCTCGAGCACCCAGTAATACCTGTGTTCGCTTGCAGAACAGCTTTTAGGGATACACAGCCGCCACTCATTCAACCTACAGACTCATCACATACTCATCCACGCAGCGCAGCTGTACGGTCGAGTTGCATGCCTTTTGCCAAGGCTTATGCTATGAGGCTTGGGCTTGAGGCGTTTAGTGTACAAGCATCGCCGACTGATGTGAAGACAGGTATGCCACACAGTCGTGTCCATTACTGGGCTAAGGATCAGTTAGTACCAGCACACTTTGCCGAGCCGAGTGACCAACAACTGCCAGTCATGGTGGATGTCGACTACTATGTCGACATGGATTGGTTTCTAGCAGGCAGGAGGACTCCAGTTGTCCTCTATACCTTGCAACCACGCGCTGCTAGCTACTCAGGTGATGAGTATGCTTTCACCTTTAATGATAATAATGAGGTGGAATACAGCGTGAAAGGTGGAGCCACATATAAACATAGAGTGTGGAATTATCAACATGACATTATTGTCGCGCGAGCATGGTCATGCACAACATTTTTCCAAGTTGAGCGTATGCGAGCAGATGAGCACCACGAATATGTAGCCTTGATACCATTAGGATCATATCGCGGGTTGTTAGCTTCATGGTTAGCGAAGCATTTGTCTGCACAGAGCATAACTCGGCTTTCCCCACGTAGAGGTGAATTTTCAGTCTTGGAAGTTCAACGCGTTGGAGGCTTGCACTTAAGTGTGTCAAGGGTTGATGGTTACGCATGTGCTGAGGTGCCACGTCGCATAGTTGACGCGGTATACTCAGCCACGTGCTCAACGTCAGTTAAGACTGGCGTAGCAACAGTTCAGTCATGGGTTGAGGATCATGGTGGAAGAGAAGCCGCTGCAGTAATTTGCGACTATCTCCAACATGGTCCACGCGCCCGCGGGGAACGAGTATTCCCAGCGGAGACTGGTGTCTTCAGATATCAACTATTGAGAAGCATTAAGGAGTATGATCCAGATGCGAAGCCACTCATGACAGCTTTCATGCTGCCAGTGTTGCCGGCCGGATACATACCAGATGTCTGCATCGCCAACGAACGAGCGGCCGTCGCAGCACGCGTTGCTGCTCCTATTGCTGATCATAGAAAGATTAAGCCTCCAGCTCCGAGATGGTTGTATGACACCATGGCTGCCTTCGTCAAGTTGGTAGTTCCGAAGTTTCATGAAGGACAACCTCTCGAGATACAAGATGTGTACGAGAGACAGGCAAGACCTTCTCAGAGATCTTTGCTTGAGAGAGCTTCCGGTATGTTACCTCCAAAGACATCCAGGTTCTCTACCTTCTTAAAAGCTGAGCCGTATCAGAAAGCAGCTGATCCGCGTGTCATTTCAGTCTTCAATACAGTCGATAAGCGTGAGTATAGTAGGTTTATTTACGCGTTCGCAGATTTCATTATGGCCACCTGTCCGTGGTATTCATTTGGTAAGAAACCAGTGGATATCGCTAACAAAGTGGTTACAATCTGTGCGGCTGCGGAGGAGATTGCCTGTGCCGATGCCAGTAAAATGGATGGTCACCTTTCAGAGGAGGCCAGACAACTGGAGCTAGCTTTATTGCTGGCCTTCTTCCACACATCACACCATGAGAAGATTCGAGCACTACACTCCAGGACTTACGCTGCTGTAGCAGCCACAACACTTCTTGTGCAGTATCTTACAGAGTTCACTCGTGGTAGTGGAGTTCCAGACACTGCACTCATGAATTCAATAGTCTCAAAATACGTGGATTTCACTTACCGCGTTAGACTCATGCCAGCTAAGGAGGCATATGAGGTTGAGGCTGAATTCGGTGGAGACGATTCTATTGCGCCACTCATTCCTGGACATGGTCCGAGTGAGTTGATCAAATGCGCAGCGATGATCGGTCAAAACTATGAGGTTGATGTGTTCAAGCGTGGTCAACACGGAGTTAACTACCTCAGCAGATTTTTTACTGAGGACGTGTGGACAGGTGATAATAGTTCCACCTGTGATCTGGTGAGACAACTATCCAAGTTGCACTTATCTGGAAATGATCCCACCATTCCAGGTGATGTCAGATTACAAAGGAAACTGTCTGGATATGCTCGCACTGATAGCAACACGCCGATCATGCGAAATATTCTGGATGCAGCGCGTAGAGTAGGGATGGACTTGAATGACGCACAGTATAGCGATTCTTGGTGGGCAATGTACGACCAAGACGTGAACTGGCCGAATGAGATCGTTAAGGATGAAGAATTTACCATCCAACGATTCTTGCCAGGAGCTGATGTGGAGAGCTTGATATGCTATCTGCAAATGTGTGATCGTCCAGGATTACTCTCAATGCCAGCTATTATGGTAGCTGGAGCACCTAAGGTGAATAAAAGATTCACCACCATATTCAACGCAGATCAGGCCTTCATCCAGGAAGGTCCAGGAATTGAAGCAGCACACGGTAAGGATGGCGACGATGGAAGAGAAGTTGTCAACGCGTGCTATGACTTTAGTCAGGGTAAATGTCTGCGCAGAAACTGCAAGTATCTTCACATCAGCCCGAGTGTCACTAAGAAAGGTGTCACTGATGTGTCTGGAAAGCCCGGCCAGAGGGTAGTGGATCCTGAGGAGTGCAAGGAAAAGGTAGAGGAAGGAACAGCGAAGATTTTGGCTAAAACCAAATCCATAGCTAAAGACGGACCAACTAAGAGTGATAAACCTAAGTTGAAAGCTGGAGGTGGGACGCCACCATCATTTTCGCCAGATCCAGCCACGCCCGCCACAATCCCGACTCAGCCAACCAAGCCTCCAATTATCACAAAGCAATAACGTATGTGCCTAGTGACCAAGTGTATCCACTGTAAGAAATTAGCAATAGCAATTCGCCTTCAAAAGCTAGCTCGCAAGCATCGCAACCCTAGTGTTAAGAAATACATTGTAAAACATATTCAACATGTCCAAGCATCAGCGCAAGCGTCCCACCAAAGCACTAGCCAAACAAGCAATTCGCAAGCAAGTAGCAGCAACAGTAGCCAAAGCAGTAGCAACTAAGAAGAAAGCATCGAAACCAGGTATCGCTCGCAGCCTGGTCAAAGGTGCTGGTCGCCTATTAGGAGGGATGATAGGTTTCGGAGACGCAGGAGAACAGGCAGGGGATGCCTTCGCAAAATTCCTAGGTATGGGAGCATACCGAGTCAACTCAAATTCCATTATGACAAATTCACAACAAGCTCCAGTGTTCGACAATTCAGATAAGAGCATCACTATCTCTCATTCTGAGTTGGTTACTGATGTCGCAGGTTCAGTTTTATTTAACAGTCAAGTCTTTATGATTGACCCAACGAGTGAAGCTACCTTTCCTTACTTATCAGGCATCGCACAGAACTTTGAACAGTATGAATTTCAGGGGTTAGTATTCACCTACAAACCAACCTCTGGTTCTGCTATCGCCTCAACCAACAATGCCCTCGGATCAGTTATCCTCACGACTGATTATGATGTTTCCCGACCTCTGTTTGCCAGTAAGCCAGAGATGGAAGCATTTGAATTCTCAACTAGTTGTGAACCGAGTTCATTGATGTATCACCCGGTTGAGTGTAACCCTAAGCGAGACGTCGTCAATCGGCGCTACGCCACAGGACCGAACCGTCTACAGAGATCTTCCACTCTGTTCACTGGTGTTAATTCTCTCAATATAGCCAACAACTTGCAATTTCTTGGAAGAACACAGCTCGCAACTGTGGGAATGCAGGCTGTTGCAACTGTCGGTGAACTTTGGGTGTCTTATAAAATTAAATTAAGCATCCCGAAGAAGCCAAGTCAATCGAGTGCCCAAGGTACTTTCCATCTTAGTGGAAACGGAAACACCTTACCAATTGGGAGCTCAACTGCCTATGGTAGCAACTACATAGTCAGTGCGGAATCAAGTTCCTCACTGGCTGTTATGGGAGTTACCGTAGTGGGCACTGAAACACGTGTGAGTACCTATGGTTTACCACCTGGTATGCGACTCAACGTCACTGTCAGTGCCGATGCTGGAGCAGGAACGGTCACCATTCAACCCACCACGTCGAATGGCGCTGTTACCGGCTCATTTTACCTCTTCCCTACAACTTCAGCCAATGCCGGCATATTTAACTTTAGCACACCGGGTGGTCAAGCTCGTATGACATATAACACAACCTACTTGCTCACCGCCAATTCATACACGGATACTACTAGTTACATTGCTTTCCCAGCCCCTACAGTTGGGACTGCACCAGCAGCTTGGGATATTGTTATCAGTATCATCCCAGCACCAACCACATCATCCATAGCGATCTTAGCGGCAGCCGAGGTCGAATCAGAGATGCAAGATAAGATCTCTTACTTGGCAGACAGGTTGGCACAACTGGAGAGTTCGCCCCAGCTCATCACCTTTCAGGAGGAGAAGGATCAGGGTAAACCAGAGGTTCAGCAAACACCACGTCCAGTTTTCAACTTCATGCGACGTTAAATTGAAGACAGTTTGTGATCTAAGCAAAATCACACGCCCATAGGGTTAGTCGTCATTGACCCTAGCCCGCACGCCCC